GCAATGAAATGCTGGGTTTGCAAAAGACAAGCCCGGGGTTTTCGCCACGCCGACACACGCCTCGGCGTGGGCGACCCCCGGAGTTATCCAGTCGATTGGGTTTTCTGCTCGCTACGCTGTCAGGACATCTTTCACACGATGTACGGCAACTGGCAGCGAATGCTCGATGGGCGAATCAATCTCAAGGAGGTTGCCATGATCGATCCGACTGACATTGAGTTGACCTCAATGAGGAAGTGTTTAAAAGCCTTTGGCGAGGCGGCAGGTGAAATCGGATTTAACAAGCCATTAGGTGATTACGCCGAGAGCGAAGCCTTGCAGGTCATCGATGCGATCGTGACCTGCTGGACCGATGCCATGCAAGAGCATCACCAAGAGTCGAAATATCCGCCTGTGCGCGGCATGCAGCCTACCCCCGACCCAATGGCGCACACCTTAGCGGACATGAAAGATGACTTGCCCTGGGAAACGAAAGGAGGAAACAAATGATCGACTTTAACTCCGCTTCAAGTATCTCTGGACAAGTCAGTGCACTGATAGATGCAGGACTTCAACAGCAACAAGCGCTGCAACGACCAAGGACCTACTTAGGTGCATCGCGCCTGGGGGTTTCTTGCGAACGCGCACTGCAGTATGAGTTCGTCCAGGCGCCTGTCGACGAAGGTCGCAATCACTCCGGACGAATCTTGCGCATCTTTGAGCGAGGACATCTCAACGAAGACAGCATGATTCAGTGGTTGCGTCATGCGGGATTTGATCTGAGAACGACTAAACCCAATGGCGAGCAGTTTGGCTTTTCCGCTATGAACGGCCTTCTGCAAGGACATATCGACGGCGTCATTGTCGCGGGACCCGACGGGTTTAAGTACCCCGCGCTCTGGGAGAACAAGTGCCTTGGGTCCAAATCCTGGCGTGATCTTGAGAAGAACAAGCTCGCGGTCTCAAAGCCCATCTATCACGCTCAAGTCGTGCTGTATCAGGCCTATCTGGAGTTACACGAGAACCCTGCCCTTTTTACGGCCATCAATGCCGACACGATGGAGATCTATGCCGAGCTCGTGCCTTTTGATGCCGCTCTTGCGCAGCGCATGTCCGATCGGGCCATCAAGGTGATCACGGCTGCGCAAGCAGGCGAACAACTGAATCGTGCCTATCAGGACCCCACTCATTTTGAATGCCGGATGTGCTCCTGGCAGGACCGGTGCTGGAGAAATACCAAATGAAAAAACCGATAAACAACCCAATTCTTGCAGAGCGTCTCATCGATGTGCGCGAGGCTGCTTACTTCCTGAACTTGCCCATGTATCTGCTCACGCACCCCAAAGAGCGCGAGCGCATTGGCGTGCCGCACTACCGGGTCGGAAAAATGGTCCGCTTCAAGTTAAACGAATTGATGGACTGGATGAAAGAAAAGGAGGTCGAGCAAAATGCTTGATTTCAACAACAATGAAACGCAAGCCTCTACCGACCAGGACTCAACCAGAGAGCAGTTGCGTGCTTCGCTTCTTGATCGGCTCGACTCAGTCCTCGGCACCCTATTTCCAGCAGGCAAGAGACGTCGCGGCAAGTTTCTGATTGGGGACGTGCTGGGTAGTCCCGGCGACAGTCTTGAGGTCGTCCTTGAGGCTGAAAAGGCTGGACTCTGGACGGATCGCGCAACGGGCGACGGGGGCGATATCTTTGCCCTGATTGCAGCTTTCCTTGGCGTGAATGTTCAAGGCGACTTTCCGCGGGTGCTCCACTACGCGGCTGACTTAGTCGGTCAGGCCCTTCCCACACAAAAGCGCAAGGCTAAGAAAACCGTCCCTGTTGATGAGCTGGGACCGGCGACAGCCAAGTGGGATTACTTTGATGCAAACGGACATCTGCTTGCCGTGGTCTATCGATACGACCCACCGAATGGCAAGAAGGAGTTTCGACCCTGGGATGCCAAGCGACGCAAGATGGCCCCGCCGGATCCACGTCCGCTCTATAACCAGCCAGGCATGGTCAACGCTGGGCGGGTCATCCTCGTTGAGGGTGAGAAGTGCGCGCAAGCCTTAATTGCCGCAGGCATTACTGCTACTACTGCGATGCATGGTGCAAACGCACCTGTGGATAAAACTGACTGGTCGCCCTTAATGGGTAAAGCGGTACTCATCTGGCCCGATCGCGATAAGCCGGGCTGGGAGTACGCGATGGCCGCCGCTCATGCAGCCCTTGCGGCGGGGGCGCTTACGTGCGATGTCCTCATGCCGCCTGATGACAAAGCAGATGGCTGGGATGCTGCTGATGCACTCTCTGAGGGGTTTGAAGTCGAAGCCTTCATTAACAGCGGCCCACGCATGTGCATCAAAAACCCGCATGCGAGGACTTCTCAGGATGCCACGGTCTGGGCCACCGACGATGCGCTCGCTCTGGCATTTACGTCGCGCTATGGGGAGGATTGGCGTTACTGCGCCTCATGGGGCAAGTGGCTTGTCTGGACAGGATGCCGCTGGCAACTCGATGAGACGCTCATGTCGCACCACCTGATTCGAACGATTTGTCGGGAGTCCGCACTCAAAGTCGACGCGCACCGACTCGCCGCCAAGCTTCTGGCAAGCGGCACGGTCGGGGGCGTTGAGCGTCTGGCCAGAACCGATCGCAGGCACGCCTCCACGAGTGACGAGTGGGACGCTGACATCTTTCTGCTCAATACGCCAGGCGGTGTGGTGAACCTGCGCGAAGGGGTCACACGCCCCCACAACCGGGGCGATCGTATGACCAAGATCGCAAGTGCTACGCCCAAAGGCGATTGTCCTCAGTGGAAGGCATTTTTGAACGATGTCACAGGGGGCGACGTCTTGTTGCAATCGTACTTACAGCGCATGGCGGGCTATTGCCTGACAGGGGCCACAAGCGCTCACGCCCTCTTCTTTCTTTACGGTACGGGTGCCAACGGCAAGTCGGTCTTTGTCAACACGCTGGCCAGCATTCTGGGCGACTATGCGACAAGCGCCCCTATGGATACGTTCATGGACGCACGAGGCGATCGACACCCAACGGACTTGGCAGGCCTGCGTGGCGCGCGCTTTGTTGCGTCTGTAGAAACCGAACAGGGCAGACGCTGGAACGAGTCCAAGGTCAAAGCGATTACGGGTGGCGACAAGGTCTCTGCACGCTTTATGCGACAGGACTTCTTTGAATACTTCCCCCAGTTCAAGCTACTGATTGCGGGCAACCACAAGCCCTCGATTCGTAACGTAGACGAGGCCATGAAGCGTCGTCTGCACTTGATTCCCTTTACGGTCACGATCCCGCCCGAGAGGCGAGACGGAAAGCTCACAGAAAAACTTCTGGCCGAGCGTGATGGGATTTTGGCCTGGGCAGTCGAGGGGTGCCTGGCCTGGCAACGCGAGGGTTTATTGCCACCCGAGTGCGTGGTTTCAGCCACCGAAGAGTACTTCGAAGCGGAGGATGCACTTGGTCAATGGATGGATGAAAGCTGCGATTTAACACCTGAAGCAAAAGTGACATCGTCGGATTTGTACGCAAATTGGCGTGAATGGGCTGAACGCGCAGGAGAGTACGTGGGCTCCATTAAGCGGTTCTCAGAATTACTCATTACCCGCAGTTTCCTACCAACGCGGCTACACGGTGGCAAAAGAGGATTCAAGGGCCTACGAATACGTCCCAATTCCTACAGTCGCAACTATTACGAGTCAAACGAATGAACATGGTGACGGATGGTGACAGGCTTCATGATTAACCCCTACGCGTGCGCGTGCGCACACATATATGAGAGTTAACCGTTAAGTGCGTCACCATCCGTCACCACACCAAAAAACGGAGTGGAAATGAACACAACAATCCTCGCCCTGGATCTGGGCACAACAACCGGCTGGGGACTTGCAGAAGTCGATGGCCGGATCACAAGCGGCAGTCAATCCTTCAAGCCTCAGCGCTTTGAGGGGGGTGGCATGCGCTTTTTACGTTTCAAGCGCTGGCTCACGGACATCAAGCAATGCTCATCCGACATCAATCTGATTGTTTTTGAAGAGGTACGCAAACACGCCGGTGTCGATGCCGCCCACGCATACGGAGGCTTTATGGGTCAACTGACGGCCTGGTGCGAGCATCACCAGATTCCCTATGAAGGGGTTCCGGTCGGCACAATCAAAAAGCATGCAACCGGCAAAGGCAACGCAAGCAAAGAGCAGATGATCCAAGCCATGCAGGCTCGCAATCACAGCGTTGCAGACGATAACGAGGCCGATGCACTTGCCCTTCTCTACTGGGCCATTGAGATGAAAGGAGAGCAGCCATGAGAACAGCTAAGCAGCCCTATCGCTCACCTCTGGCTCGCCTGCAACCGACATCCATCGATGTGGAGGTGATCAAACGTGGTGGTTGGCAAGACGAGCACATTCTGGTCGTGTGTGAAACCGATGAACGGCTCAGCGAGTTTGAGCGCGAGTGCATTCGTCGCATTGGCAATCGGCTCTACGGGGTCAAGTCTGGAGCGTGCGATGAGTGAGTGGACAATCGAAGAGGTGGCCACCCGCATTGTCCGTGCAACACGCACCGCGCATCGCCTGCCTGCTGTTCGAGTGCAAACACACTTCAATCTGTGGCCTGTCATTGTCCGAACAGAGTTTGAACGCATGGCAGGTGATGACGCCCCCTTGTATCGCGCACCACCGAGCCCTGCCGAGATCGAGGCCATGCTTGAAGTCATGCGA